AATAGATATGCTTGTAACTGGTTTGGCTGCTGATGGTCATTTTGGTTTATCAAAAAAAGCAATGATACATTATTCAAAAGATGATGAAAAATTTAAACGAGCAAGACAAGAATATTTTTCAACTTACGAGTCTGCACATATAATTCGTTTGAGAACACTTTGCGATATAAATAAAATATGTTTATTAAATCCATATTTTCACCCTGCGGTCTTTGATCTTTGGATAAACAAGAATTGGCAAGAACTAAATAAACCTAGACAAAAAGAAGCAATAAAAAAATATTTTCCAGAATTAGATAAATTTAAAATTAAACCGCATACTAATTTACAACTAGGAGATAGCAAAATTGCACAAAGAGTAGGAAGTGCGGTAGTTTCTAAGTATAAACCTTATGCAAAATCGCCAGTTGGTATCTATAACAGAATCGCAAAAGGCATCTATGCCTAAACCAATTTACAAAATACCATCTATGGTAGAAATAGAAGCAACTCCGTGGAATGGTTTTAAAGTTGCTTCAACATTCTCTGGTTGCGGTGGTTCTTGTCTTGGTTATCGTATAGCTGGTTATAAAGTTGTATATGCAAACGAATTTATAGAATCTGCAAGACAAACTTACAAAGCTAACCACCCAAACAGTTATCTTGACCCTAGTGATATAAGAAAAATTACCGCAGACGATATTTTAGATAAAATAAACTTAAAAAAAGGCGAACTTGATTTATTTGATGGCAGTCCTCCTTGTGCTGCTTTTTCTATTGGTGGCAAACGTGAGGCTGGTTGGGGTAAAGAAAAAAACTACAGCGAAACAACGCAGAGGGTAGATGATCTCTTTTTTGAATATGCAAGAATCTTAAATGGTCTACAACCAAAAGTATTTGTGGCAGAAAATGTTTATGGTCTTGTACAAGGTACAGCAAAAGGTTATTTCAAAAGAATATTAACCAAACTAAAAAATTGTGGTTACAACGTAAAATGTAAAGTCCTAGATGCTCAATGGCTTGGTGTGCCACAGATGAGAAAGAGGACAATTTTTGTAGGAGTTAGAAAAGATTTAAACATAGAACCAGTACACCCAAAGCCAATTCCATATCAATACTCTGTAGGCGAAGCACTTATTGGTGTTGAAAAATCTGACGAATATAAACCTATTGTTGAAAATACAGAAACTTATCGTTTATGGAAAGAAACAAAGCCGGGCGATCAATTTTATAAAGCTGCCATAAGGTTAACTGGTCAAAATAAATTTTTCTCTCATGTAAAGCAATCGCCATTTCGTGTTGCTAATACTGTTGTACAAGGAACTATGGATAAATATCATTGGTCAGAACCTCGCTTGTTTACAATTCAAGAACTTAAACGAATCAGCAGTTTTCCTGACGATTTTATTTTGCATGGTAATCTGTACCAAAAGTGGGAACGAGTCGGTAGGGCTGTACCACCACTTATGATGGCCAAAGTTGCAGAAACTATTGCCAAAGAAATACTAGAAAAATGTTAAAAACTAAATTTCCTACAAACCCTTATGATGGTATGATTTTTTATTCAATAAATGAGGCAAGAACCTATGAATTTTTAAAAGATTTTAATGGTATTGGTAATCATAAATGGTACGACATAACAAATGAGGATTTAGATCCTCTTACTGGATTACGTTAAATGGATATACCAACAAACTGGACTTTTGAAACCTCTGGCGTTGCACAAGGTTTTGATCGTCATGTTAGAGAACAGTTGCCTTGGTATGACTTAGCAACAAATGCAATTCTTCATGTAGCAAGACACTATATTCCAGAAAATGGTCTTGTTTATGATTTTGGTGCATCTACTGGAAATATTGGTAGAGCATTAGCACCAATACTTAAAAAAAGAAATGCACACTTAATTGGCATAGAACCAAGTCAAGAAATGATAAAGCTGTACAAAGCACCGGGCGAAATAATATGCAGCAAAGCAGAAACTTTTATCGCTAAAGATTTTGATTTATCTGTTTTATTTTTATGTTTAATGTTTATTCCACCAGCCAAAAGATTTAATCTTATGCTAAGACTAAGAGAGAAATGTAAACCCGGAGGGGCAATCATTGTCTTTGACAAGTTAGAACCAATTGGTGGCTACGCTTCAACTGTTTTCTATCGTCTTACACTGGCTGGCAAAAAAGCATCTGGTACAAATTCAGATGAGATAATTGAAAAAGAATTATCTTTGTCAGGTGTACAAAGACCTATTACAGAAGATCAACTTGCTGGCGATTTCATAAATTGGTTTAAATTTGGCGATTTCTCAGGTTACCTAATAGAAAAACCAGCATAATGGCAGCTTCACAAACAACACAAGCAGAAACAGAAATGCGTATTGCAAGATGCGCAAGAATTATTGCCAATGGTGGTAGAAGGTCTGATTGTATTCAATACGCTGCAACAAATTGGGGGGTCACTAAGAGGACTGTTGACAATTACTTAAAAGAAGCAAGAACACAATTACGTGCAGATTGGGATATAGAAAGACCACAGATGATTGCTGATTTACTTAGTCAGTGCAGTACTTTACAGATGGAAGCAAGAAGAAATGGACAACTCAATATAGCTCTTGGCGCAATCAACACTGCGGCCAAGTTAGCTGATCTTTGCTCATGAGTATTCTTGAAACAGTTAAAAAAGGTCATGTATTATTTGGCGATGGCCTATTTGATATACCTTCCACAAAGACAGTACAAGATAGAATTACATCTAATTTACTACCACATCAAGAAAAGTTTTGCGCTGATACAGAACATAGAAAATTAGCTTTGGTCTGTGGCTTTGGTGCTGGTAAGACATATGCACTTGTAAGTAAATCAATTCTGTTGGCATCTATGAATGTTGGTCATATCTCAGCAATCTTTGAACCTACTGCACCAATGTTAAGAGACATACTGATGCGAACTATGAATGATTTGTTAGATGAATGGCAGATACCATATACATTTAGAGCAAGTCCATTGCCAGAGTACCAATTGCAATTTAAAGAAGGTGTACATACTATTCTGTTAAGAACCATCTTGACCTACCAAAGATTGCGTGGTCAAAACTTATGTGCTGTTGGTTTTGATGAAGCAGATACTGTTGCAAAACGAGATGCAGAGCAAGCAATGAATATGGCACTTGCTAGACTCAGGTCAGGTAATGTTCAACAGTTTTACGCTACTACAACACCAGAGGGTCACTCATGGGCGTTTGATACTTTTGAAAAAAACGCCAAAGAAGATACTCGGTTGATAAAAGCAAAGACAGCAGATAACCCATATCTTCCAGAGGGTTTTATTGATTCATTACTCGAAAACTACCCACCACAACTTATACAGGCTTACCTCAACGGAAATTTCTGCAACTTAACCACAGGACAAGTCTACGATAAGTTTGATCGCAAAATTCATGTTTTACAGAATAATCCATATGTTGATGATAATGAACCTTTACGAATTGGAATTGACTTTAACATTGGAAACATGAATGCAGTAATTGGTGTGGCAGTAGGTAATAAATTTATGGTCATAGATGAAATCTCAAAAAGCCACGATACTGACAGTATTGCAAAAGAAATTAAAGGGAGATACCCTTTCAACAAAATATATATCTATCCTGATGCGTCAGGTGGAAACAGAAGTACAAATGCTACAAAGACCGATATCCAAATATTAGAAAGCTATGGCTTTGTTAATCAATCTGCTTTGTCTAACCCACCAGTACGAGACAGGGTTAACTCTGTGCAAGGTTTACTGTTAAATGGAAAAGGCGAAACAAGATTAATGATTTCAAAAAAAGCTGTAAAGTTAATTGAATGTTTAGAGTTGCAAAGTTATAACGAAAGAGGAGAACCAGACAAAGATGCAGGGTATGATCATATGAATGATGCGCTTGGTTACATAACTTGGCGGTTGTTCAATCCCTTACATATGGGGGCTGGTCGCAAAACTGGTATTAGGCTTTATTAAGATTATTGTCTAAACTATAAACAAACATTGGAGCAAAACTGTGTATTCTGGATATAGTCATTACAACAGACAGACAGCCGGTAGTAGAGGTACAGAAATAAATGACCCCAACAATACATGGTTTCAGCAAGAGCCACATTGGATATTAATTGAAGATTTACTTGGTGGCACATATCAAATGAGGTCAAAGCATAGAAAATATCTAATGCAAGAACCTAGGGAACTGGATGAAAGTTATGACAATAGATTAGCTCGTTCTGTCTGTCCACCTTATTTTCTTAGGCTAGAAAGAATGTTGGCTGGTATGTTAACTCGTAAACCAGTAAGACTAAACGAGACAGGAGATGCCATAAGAGAACAACTGTTCAACGTAGATTTACAAGGTAATGATCTCAATGTTTGGACATATGAGACAGCAAGAAAAATGATTCGTTATGGTCATGTTGGTGTTTTGATAGATGCGCCAGCAACTGGTTCTAGTGGTAGACCATATTGGGTTACATATACACCAAGAGATATTTTAGGTTTTCGCACAGAGATGATAGATGGCGAAATGCAGTTTACACAATTAAGACTACAAGAAAAAGTATCAGAGCCAGATGGTTTATATGGCGAAAAAATTGTAGAGCAAGTTCGTTTGCTTACACCCGGCAATTTTGAAATACACAGAAAAGCAAAGACAGGTAAGTTTGTAAAAGTAGATGAAGGAACAATGCCAGTTGATAAAATACCTTTTTCTGTTGCTTATTCCAACAGAGTTAACCTTCTGGATTCAAGACCGCCTATGGCAGATATAGCAGAACTAAATTTAAAAGCTTACCAAATACAATCTGACCTTGATAACCAACTACATATATCAGCAGTACCAATGCTTGCCTTCTATGGCTTTCCACAAAATGCTGAAGAGGTGTCGGCTGGTCCGGGCGAAGCTATTGCTTTTCCAGCAGATGGTCGTGCTGAATATATTGAACCAGATGGTAAAAGTTATGATGCACAGTTTCGTAGATTAGATAGATTAGAAAGTCAAATCAATGAATTAGGTCTTGCAGCAGTACTTGGTCAAAAGTTATCTGCAGAAACAGCAGAAGCAAAACGAATAGATAGGTCGCAAGGCGATTCAACAATGATGGTTGTAGCTCAACAGATGCAAGACATGATTGATAACTGTTTAATGTTTCATAGTCAATATATAAATTCTGAAGCTGGAAGTTGTTTTGTAAACAGAGACTTCCTATCACAAAGATTAGAGCCACAAGAAATACAAGCATTACTTACACTTTACACTTCTGGTTCGATTACACAGAAAACACTTCTTGACCAACTTACTGAGGGTGAGGTTCTTGGTGATGAGTTTGATGTTGAAGAAGAAATAGAAGCAACGCAAACTGGTGGCATGGTTGAAATGGCACAGCCGAAACAAGAAGCAGAACCAGATGAACCAGAACAAGATGAAGAGTAATTTATGTCAACACCTGAAACTTTTTACAGAGAGGCGATTGACTTAAACCGCTACAGCAACCAAGTTGCTAGACAGATTGTTACGAATTACAACAATGTAATTTTAGATTTAACAAATAAATTGGCAACCATAGATGAAGTTACAGCACCAGCTACTGTCGCAAGAATTAGAGCTATGTTGGTGCAAATGAAAGAAAGTCTTGAAAGTTGGTCTAATGCAAGTGCAGTTTATTTAGCAGACGAACTACAAGGTCTTGCTGTATTCCAAACAGAATTTGTAAAAGATCAACTTGAAAGGGTATTACCAAAAGGTACTGTTGGAGTTAACTCTGTACAAATATCTCCAGACTTTGCTCGTAGTATTGTTTTTACTGACCCGACAGAAGTAAACATATTAACATTACCGACTGATCTAGAATCTACTGTTCAAAGAACATTTAACCTTACTGCAGCCAAAGGTTCTGCAATTACTTTACCAAGCGGTCAAGTAGCAGAAAAAGCTTTTCGTGGAATATCTACAAAACAAGCAGAATTAATTTCAAGTCAGATTCGTATTGGTATTACAGAAGGCGAATCTATTCCCAAGATTGCAAAAAGACTAAGAGGTAGATTGCAGTTTGGTGCAAACCAAAACATGACAGCAAAAGCACAAAGACTTGCTGGTGGAGATGGCATGAAGTTAGCAAACAACCAAGTAATGACTATTGTACGAACTTCTGTTAATCAAGTACAAAATTCTGTTAATCAAGAAACATATGCAGCAAATCAAGAGGTTACGCAAAGATATGAATATGTTGCAACTTTAGATGCGAGAACAAGTGCGATCTGCGGAAGTTTAGATGGAAGAATTTTTAAATATGGAGAAGGTCCTATGCCACCACAACATTTTAATTGTAGGTCAACTACTGTTCCAATAATAGATGACGAAGATTTGCGAAAAAAATTTCCTGATACTCGCCCAAGTGCTACTGGCAGAGTGCCACAAGGTATGAATTATGCGACTTGGTTAAAAGATAATCCATCAATACAAACCGATGCACTTGGTAATAAAAAAAGATTTTTTAATTATCTGATTGATAAAAAAAGAAAAAGTCCAAGAGAGGCTTTGCGATTAATAATAAAAGATGATGGAACAGAGCTACCATTAAAAGAGTTAATAAAAAAATATCCAAATGCCACTTAAAAAAGGGAGACAACCAAAGACAATTACAAGCAATATAAGGCAACTTATGCAAGAAGGTTATGGTAGAAGCCAAGCTGTTGCTATTGCTTTGTCAAAAGCTGGTAAGAAAAAGCAAAAAACAAGACGGAAAACAAAATAAAAGATATGATATTAATAGTTGCTTTGTAAATCATGCCAATGGGAAAGGGTACCTATGGTACAAAGGTGGGTAGACCACCAAAGAAAAAAAAGAAAAAAGGTGGTAAGAAGTAATGGCAAAATCATTAGCTGAAAGATTGTCTGAAGCAAAAAAAGCAAAACAGACACCAAAACCAAAGAAAGATGCGAAAGCTAAGAAGGGTTCCTAAAGATAAAAAAACTGGCATACCTAAAAAGTATTTAGCTGGTTCAAGAAATCCATCTGCCAAAGCTGCTGAAATTAAAAGAACAGCTAAGCTTTACAAAGCTGGTGCTTTTATTGATGTAAAAGCGGTACAAAAATCAAGAGTTGCCCAAGATGTCACAAAAAAGCAGAAGAAAACCACTAAGCGCCGCCGTAAAAAATAGCCTTAAAAAAAAGGCTGAAGGCACTAAGTTTAAATATGGTGAACTTGCAGAAGTTTACAGAAAAGGTCAGGGTGCATATCTTTCTGGCGGTTCTCGTAATGTACCAATGGCTGCATGGGCAATGGGTCGGGTAAATAGTTATATGAGAGGAGATAAAGCAAGAACAGTAGACATGGCCATATTTAAAAAATATAGAAAAAGATGAGTGACCCTAGAATAAAAAAATTTGGTCTTGCTGGTTTTAATAAACCAAAAAGAACACCAAATCACCCTAAAAAGTCACACGTTGTTTTAGCAAAAGAAGGCGACAGAGTTAAATTAATTCGTTTTGGTATGCAGGGTGCAAAGAACAAACCACCAAGACAAGGCGAGTCAGATGCAGATAAAGCAAAGCGCAGATCATTTAAAGCAAGACACGCAAAAAATATTGCAAAAGGTAAAATGAGTGCAGCCTTTTGGGCTAATAAAGTCAAGTGGTCATAAATTTGGTATATTAATTTTTAAAAGCTACGCTTTAATTTATGTCAGAAGAAAACAAGGAAGTGGCTACGCCACCAACACCAAACAACACAGAAGTTGAGCAGTTAAAAGAATCAGTTAAAAAATTAGAAGCAAAAAACTATGAATTGATAGGTAAGCTTCAGAATCAAAAAAAAGAAACTAAAGTGCCAGAGGACTATGAGTCTTTGTTAGCGTTTAAACAAAAACATGAACGTGAACAGCTTGAGAGTGAAGGAAAGTACACAGAAGCTACACAAAAATTAGAACAGCAATACAGAGATAAATCTGCTGAAGATAAAAAAAGAATTGAAGAGTTAACAGCAAGAAACAGGGAACTTGAACTTATTGCCCCTGCAATGCAAGCTTTATCAGAAATAACTCACGATCCAGAGTTGGTATTAAATAATCTTGTACCAAAAGATCAGATGCAGATTAAAGAAGGCATACCTGTTGTCATAGATGGGTACGAACAGTTACCAGTTCAAGATTATGTAAAAAACAAACTTGAGAAAGAAAAACCTTATCTGTTAAAAAATAAATTACCAACAGGTGGCGGTGCGCCTATATCAAGACCATCTACCGATAATTTTTCAGAAGATATGTTGAAACCATTTTTAAAAGCAACAGAAGATATTACAGAACAGGGTAGAATCTTTAAGACATATGGAAAAGAAACTTGGCAAAAGTTGAGAGATATTGCCAAAACACGTTAGTATATAAATATTAGGCAAAGCTACGCTAAGTCAAATAGGGTTACGCCCACACCGTTAAAATTATTTTTCAGGACATGGCAGTTCTAAGGAGTGATATTATCATCCCTGAGATATTTACGCCTTATGTCATTGAACAGACCACTCAGCGAGATGCCTTTCTTGCAAGCGGTGTGGTCGCACCAATGGCAGAGCTAAATGCAACAGAGGGTGGTGATTTCGTTAATGTACCTTTTTTCTCCGCAAACTTAAGTGGTGATTTTGAGGTTCTTTCAGATTCTTCTTCATTGACTCCCGGCAAGATTTCCACCGACAAACAAGTTGGAGTTATCTTACATCGTGGTCGTGCGTTTGAATCAAGAGACTTAGCTGCACTTGCAGCTGGTTCAGACCCAATGGCAGCAATTGGTCAAAAGATCGGTGCTTACATTGCAAACCAAAGACAAAAAGATTTACTTGCTTGTCTTGATGGAGTATTCGGTTCAATAAATGCTAACGATAGCAACTCTGCTTTCTTTGGTCTTACTATTGATTCTGAGTCAGGCGATACACCAACTGGTTTATCTCCAAAGCACGTTGCAAAAGCAAGATCAATTCTTGGCGATCAAGGCGACAAGCTTACAGCAGTTTGTATGCACAGCAAGGTTTACTATGATCTCGTAGAGAGAAAAATGGTTGACTATGTTCTTGCATCTGATGGAAACGGCGGTTCTGCAACAGCAAGTGGTGGTACTATTGCCCCTGCATATGCTGGTGGAAACGATACAGTTCCTACATACTGCGGACTAAGAGTTATTGTTTCTGATGATGTTTCTACTACTGGTAGTGGTTCTTCAACAGAGTACAGTACATATTTCTTTACTGCAGGCGCAGTAGCAAGTGGCGAGCAAGCTGGCCTAACAACAGAAACAGACAGAGACATTCTGGCTAAATCTGATGCTATGGCTATTGACCTTCATTACACATATCATCCTGTTGGTTCAAAGTGGGCTGTTACAACAACAAACCCAAATAGAACACAACTTGCAACCGTAGCTAACTGGTCGAAAGTTTACGAGACAAAAAACATTGGTATCGTAAGAGCTACCAACGTATCCACTCAAGACTAAAGGTAATTAAATCATGCCAAGTTTATTCGAGGTTACTGCTGGTAAGTTAACTGGACCAACAAAAGGCGGTACAGTAACACAAGCAACCAACAAATCTACAGGTGTAACTCTAAATACAGAGTCAGGTCAGATCACTATGAACAACGCAGCTTTAGCTGCTGCTGCAGAAGTATCATTTACAGTTACCAACAGTGAAATTGCTGCAACAGATGTTGTAGTAGTTAACCATGGTTCTGGTGGTACTGCTGGTTCTTACTTAGTAGGAGTTTCAGCAATCGCTGCTGGTTCTTTTGGAATTACAGTAACAAATGTTTCTGGTGGTTCTTTAAGTGAAGCTATTGTTATTAATTTCGTTGCACTTAAGGGTGCTTCAAGTTAATGGGCATATTCGCTTTTAAGCGTATGAGAGAACAAGAGGCTGCCAAATTGGTAGTCTCTGCTCCCTCTAAAAAAAAGAAAACCAAAGTAAAACAAAATGGCAATCACGATAGACGCAACAGTAGGCGGAGCATCAGCTAACAGTTACATTACTTTGGCAGATGCAAATTCAATAATAGAGGGTCTTGTTGCAGATGATGATGTAGCTGCATGGGACGGGTCAAGTAATGATAATAAAAACAGGGCTTTATATACTGCTGCGGTTAGAGTTGACCGAGAAAGATTTTTAGGAGCAAGAGTAACAAATACACAAGCATTACAATGGCCAAGACAAGGTGTTAGAAAACCAGACACCTATATCAATACATATTCAATTGGCTTTCCATTTAGAATATCCACAGATTATTTTTCTGAAACAGAAATACCAGAGCAAGTACAAAAGGCACAAGTCATACTTGCTGTTTACTTGAATAATAATCGTAATGGTTTAGGATTAAGTGGTCTTGAAGATTTTAAAAATGTTAAAATCGGTAATCTTGATGCAACACCGAATTTTTATGGTTCGGTTGGTGCTGATAGAGTACCACCACTATTTGAACGGTACTTTACTGGTTTACGAATAAGTGGACCCGGCAATGTCGCAATTAAAAGGAGTTAACAATGAGCTACTACCCAGCTGCCAAAATCATTAATGATACAGATGCACATACAGGTCGATTTGGTTGTGTTCAAGCAATCAAAGATTCTGAAATTGCAACTTTAGTAGCAGAGAATATTACTGGCGATCTAACAAGCATTGATCTAAAATCCAACTGTAAAATTGAAGGCGTTATTACTAGCATCACACTTGCAAGTGGAACTGTTGTTGCTTATCTAATATGAGTCTTGCAAATGCCTTAAAAAAAGCTGCATCAAAAACACTAAGTAAGCTTGGTGGTGATGTAACCATAAGGCAAGTTTCTGCTAGTTCATACAACACAACTACTGGTGCTATAACAGAAACAACTTCTGACACTACAATTAAAGGTTCTTTAAATAATGTAAATCGGTCTGAGGTAAATGATCTTATTGAATCTCAAGATAAAATTTTAACTATATCTGCTGGTGATCTGGCCTTTGTACCTACTACAAAAGATAGAGTTGTAATAAGTAATGTTGAATTTAAAATTATATCTGTTTCTACAAATGAACAAAATAATACACCTATTAGTTTTGAACTTGTCTTGAGGTAACCATGGTTAGACAAATAAGGTTGGATCAAATAGATGATGTAATGGCAGAAGCAGTACAAGAGTTAGTACAGAAAACAACATTACGTTGGACAGAACTTTCAAAAAAAGCTACTCCTGTTGTAAGCGGTAATTTAAGAAATGGTTGGAAAACTGATATAAGAAAGTTTAAAGGAACAATTATTAATAATGTAGAATATGCAGAACCAGTAATTTATGGCACACCATCTTCATTGCCACCTAGTTGGCAGGGTAAATATAGAACCAGACAACAAACAATTAAAGGGTTTCCAGAATTGCAGGCAAAACAACTTACAACACAATATATTCCAAATGAGTTAAAAAGAATTATTAGAGGTATGTAATGGCAGCAACCGATCTTAATACAGTTCGATCTACTATAGAAGGCAGACTTGCAACAGAGTTAGCATCAAGCCCTTCTATACCTGTTGTATTTAACAATATGTCTTTTGATTCAACTACAGAAGATACTTTTGTTCAATGTCAAACAAGTTTTGGTACTGGTAGTTATCTGACGATGGGTGGCTCTGCCAATTCTACAAATAGTGTTGTTGGATTAATTCTTTTAAACATTTTTACAGAAGAAGGTATTGGTGCAGGGGCAAATTATGTTATTGGCAAAAGACTCCGTGACCTTTACAATAATATTACAGTTTCAAATGTTATTTTTGATTCGCCAGTAGGACCTGAAGTATTAGCATCAAGTCCTGAAGGTAAATTTCAAACACAAATAAGAATAACTTTTGAAATATACGAGGATCTTTAATTATGCCAAAACTTGTAATAACAGAAGAAATGCTTGACGCTATTGAAGCTGTCAAAGGAGTAAGGGATGCAAATTATTGGGATCCTAATTGCAAAAGATATATGGAGAAACAACAAAATTCAAAAAAAGATGTAAAAAAGACTGAAAAGAGTTAAACTATTTATAAATATTTCTTTTTTTTGTTATGGCTGCTGTAAAAGGTGATGTCGGTAAAATAATGTTCCACAATGCTGCTGGAACTGAAGCTGACATAGGTGGTTTAAGATCTTGGGAATTATCTATTACAAAAGATACTCAAGAAACTACTGTTATGGGTAATACATCAAAGACTTTTACTGGCGGTCTTATTTCAGGTGAAGGATCAGCAACTTTAATTTATGACAATGCTGGTAACTCAGATTACTTATCTTTTGTTGAAGATGTATTAACAACTGGTGATGCTGCTGATGCATTGTTTGAATTGTTTCCAGATAGTTCAGCAAGTTCCAAAAAATTTGGTTTCTCTGGAATTATTACTGGTGCAACATATGGTGCAACACTTGGCGAAATTCAAGAAATTAACATTACATTCCAGTCCTCAGGTGCAATAACTTCAGATATATAGTAAGTTAGGTAAACAGCAAAATTTTCAATGACAACAAAAAGAACAGTTGACATTATTACTGAGGCTTTCAGTGATGTAATGTCTGCAAGACGAAAATATGAACTAGAAACACCATCAGGTAAAAAAATTGATATATATTTTCCTCCTGTAACTAGATTTGATAGACAGAAAGCGCAAGCTGCTGCTGGCAGTGAGGATGCTCTAGTGGTTTCTACACAATTACTTTGTCAGTTAGCACAAAAAGAAGATGGATCAAAAATGTTTGCTTTGGCAGATGCAGTAAATCTTCAACGTATGTTACCCGAAAAGGTTTTAAATGATCTTGAGTTATTTTTATTCGAAATCAAATTAGATGTCGATACAGCAAAAAAAGATTAAGGAGAAATAACTGGCTTTATTTTGAGTTGTTTCTCGCATCTGAACTAGGGAAAACATTAACAGAATTAAGAAAAAATATGACTGATGAAGAATTTTTTTACTGGGCAGCTTATTACGAAATTAAACAGGAAAAAGAAGAAACAGCTCGTCAAAGAGCAAAAAACAGGTAGTATATAAGAAGTAGATTTCAATAAGAATTAAGTGGCAGAAAGTATTGTTACTTTAAGAGTTGACACCAGAAATGCGGTCAGTTCTTTAAATAATGCTTCTGCATCTACAAATAAATTATCAGCAGCATCAAGAGGCGCAACAAAATCTTTGGCGGCAACATCTTCTGCGGCACAAGGTTTAGGTACAGCATTAAGAAATAGTATTGCACCAATCCTTGCTGTTGGAACAGCTTTTTCTGTTGTAAATAATAGTATTGGAACTTTTCTTGCGAGAGAAAGAGATATTGCAATTCTTGAACAAGGTTTAAAAAATTTAGGTGCTGGTTCATTTGCTTTAAATGAATTACAACAAGTTGCAGATAAGTTTGGAAAAACAACTCTATTTAATCAAGAAGATTTTACAAGAGGTTTTAACCTTCTTACAAGTTTTAGAAATATTGGTGTTGATTCATATTCAAGAGTTGCTCAGGCAGCAGCAGATATCGCACAGGTAAACCAAGTTGATGTCAGCACATCTTTCATGCAACTTGCAAAAGCACTACAAGACCCTGAAAGAAATTTATCAAATTTAAATCGATCTGGTATTGCTTTTACTAAACAACAAACAAAAGTGATTAAAGAGTTAATGAAAACAAATCAGGTTGCGAAAGCGCATACCATGATTTTGGATATTGTAGATGAAAGTTATAATAAATTAGCCCAAGCTGCCGCTGTAGGTTTTGCTGGTTCTGTTGATACTCTTGGCGAGGAGTTTCGAGATTTTGGCGAAACTATAGGAAAGGCACTTATACCTGTTATTGACCCTGCAGTAAAAGGATTAACAGCTTTATTAAATTTTTTAAATTCATCTGGTGGCCAAGCAGCAGCAATTATTGGTGGCATAGCTTTGGCCGCAAAAGGTTTGGCTGTTGTATTACCTATTTTATCAACTAATTTTATTGCAATAAAAACGTCAGCATTAATTGCAACTGGACAATTAATTGGAATGAAAGCAACACTTGCAGCAACTACAGCTGGCTTTGCTTCTGCTTCTGCTGCTGCCAGTGCTTTTAAAATAGCTTTGGCAAAAACTGGAATTGGTTTAGCTGTAATTGGTCTTGGTGCATTTATAACTAAATTAATTGAAGCTAATAATGAACAACGAACATTTAACGAGCTTTTAGAACAAGGCTCGGCAAAAGCTTTAAAAATAGAAATCGCAGACCTTGAAAAAGAACAAGAAATATTAAATAAACAATTAGAAGGTACAAACAGACTTTTAATGGGTATTGCTGGAATTGCAGGCCTAGACATATTTACAAGAAGTGCGCAAGACATAAAATTAGAATTAGCAGAAGTAAATAATAAAATAGCAAAATTAAAAGAAGGCTTACCAAATGCAGAAGCAAGAGATTTATCACAACAATTTAAAATTCAATTAGATGACCTCAAAAAACAAAATGCAGAACTTACTAATGCAGTAAAAAGAGAAGCAATAATTGGCGAAGAAAAAAGAAAAGAGTTTGACCTTGAACAAAAAATTGCAAAAATAAAAGAGCAAAACCTTAAACCTACAGAGGAAGCACAGCTTATTAATTTAATTAAGGCAAACCATAGTTTAGATAAACAGCTAGATAAAACAAAAAAAATTAATGAAGCAGCTGAAAAACTAAAAGAAACGTTTAAGGAGGTAGGGCAAGAAATCGAACAAAATATTAAAGACAATTTACGAGAAGCGATTACAGGAGCGCAATCTTTCGGTGATGCAATGACTAATGTATTGAATAGAATCAGAGATAAGATTATTGACGCGCAACTAGATAAACTTTTTGACGGCTTTGCTGAGAATGTTGGAAAAGGCGCAGCGAAAAAGGGTGATGGCAAAGGAATAGGTGGTTTTATTGGTGGAATATTAGGAGGTTTATTTGCAGAGGGGGGCAACCCACCAGTCGGAAAACCATCTATTGTTGGTGAAAAAGGGCCAGAGCTTTTTGTGCCACGATCTGCTGGAACAATTATCCCTAACAATCAAATGGGTGGCAGTGTAGTTGTCAATGTCAGCGTAGACGCAAGCGGTTCAGCTATTTCTGGCAGCGATCAAAAAGGTAATCAATTTGGTCAGGAGTTGGCGATAGTTATACAACAAGAGATAATAAGACAGAAACGAAGCGGAGGTTTACTTGCATAATGGCGGATTTCGATACAGCGGTAAATATTAAACCGATTTATGGACAGGTTAAAAACCAAGCACCAAAACAGAGCGTAGTTGCTTTGGGTGATGGATATGAACACCGCTTGACTGTGGGATTGCAACAAAATCCAAAAGTTTATAATTTAACTTTTGTTGTTTCACAAACTGAAGCAGAAGTTATTGATGGCTTTTTAAGGAGTAGAAAATTTAAGAATGAAAGTTTTACTTATACCCCAGAAGGTGAAGGATTCACAAAAACAGGAACTTATGTTCAGAATGATGGTTCAGACGCAAGTGCTTCAGGGACAGTAATAACTGCAACTGTAAATAATCATGGATTATCTGCGGGTGATACCATAACTGTTGATTTTACAAGTGGGGCGACTGATGGAACTTATACTGTTCAAAATGATACTGGAATAAATACTTTCACCCTAACTGCATCTGCGGCTAATATAACCTCTACAGCACTTTCAATAACAAAATCAGGGCAAGGTAAATATAAATGCGATAGTTGGTCAATTTCTATTCCTTACAATAATAGATGTACTGTAACAACTACATTTATTGAAGTATTTGAACCCTGATGGCAATACCTGTTTCTTCATTACAAAAAGTTGATCCTTCTGCAATTATTGAACTTTTTCAACTTCAATTAATTGAAGGAATACACTATGCAACCGGAAATGCTCCGGCAAGTTCCGATAACGGAAAATATTATTTTCATAGTGGTACGAGTTTAAAAACAAACAACTCTATTGTTTGGGCTGGAGTTACTTATGAAAGATACCCTGTTGAATGTATGGGTTTTGAACTATCCGGTGAAGGTGCAATTGCTAGACCTGTAATGAGAATAAGTAATATTTTATCGTTATTTACAACTTTGATGGCTACTGTTAACAGTTTTAATTTTGGTAATGATCTTGTAGGAGCTAAATTTACAAGAATACAGACTATGGTTGAATTTATAGATGCAACAAACTTTGCAAATAATCTCAATCCATTTGGTACCCCAGATACATCAAAAGAATTACCAAAAAGAATTTATGTTTTAAATAGAAAAAATTTAGAATCAAGAGAAATTGTTGAATATGAAATGGTGGCTGCTGTAGATTTGCCAAATGTTGAGTTACCCACAAGAATTGCTACAAAAAAAATATTTCCAGCAATAGGTGATTTCATTTGATGGATACTTGGGAAATTTCTATTTTTGAATATATTAATAAAAAAAAAGATGAGGAATGTTGTGGACTTTTGACAAGGCAAGGCAATGATACAATTTTTTTTCCTTGTAAAAATTATGCAGAAGATAAATCAAACAACTTTTTAATATCTCCAGATGATTGGATAGAAATAGAGGATAAGGCTAATATAATTGGTATAGTTCACAGTCACCCAAAAGGAGATTTGAAGATGTCAGAAGCTGATATAAAAAAATGTGTTTCTCTTGATTATCCCTTTTACCTTTTTAGTATTGAAAAACAAGATTATAAAATTTTTTACCCAAAAGATTTTAAATGAAACTAACTAAAATTATTCTTTATGGCAAATTGGTCAAACTTTTAGGTCAAAAAGTTTTTTATGCAAAGTTAAATTCTGTAGGTCAAGTTTTTAGTTTTTTGCAAGCAAATTATCCACAGTTGGAGGATATTTTTTTAAAAACAAATTATTATATTAAGGTTGGTAATAGATATGTAGATCAAAAAAATATTAATTACCCTTTGAGTGATCAGACTCTTAGATTGGTTCCAGTTGCTGAAGGTGCCGTTTTGGGAATTGTTATACCTTGGCTAGTTAAAACTGCCGTTCCGGTTGCGGCAAAAATGCTTGCAACAAAAATTATTACAAAAGCAGCCTCTAACTTATTAGCACCTAAACCTAAACCACCTAATGAAGCACAACAATCAAAAGCAGCAAAAGATAAATCTATTTCAGGTGCATTTAATGGCATTACTAATACAGTAAATTCTGGAACTGCAATCCCTTTAATTTATGGTGAGACTGTTGTTGGTAGTATTGTGGTTTCATCTTCAGTAGATACTGTACAATTTTCTGGTAAGGGTAAGGAGGACGTTGATTAAATGTTTGATCCGCAAAAACCTTTAGGTGTCAATAAACCTAAAAAACCTAAAAAATTAACAACTGTTCAATATGCAACAATAATTGAAGCATTGAATGACGGGGAAATAGAGGGTTTTCCAGCTGCAGTTGCACAAAATTTTAAACTTGGTTCTTTTAATTATGCACAGGCCGCCAAAAAAAATATATTCTTGAATGGAACACCAATTCTAAAGCCATCAACAATCTTAAAAAAAAGTACGATTCCTACTTCGGAGGGGGGTAATTTTGGATTTGTAGAGATTGATGATAATGACTTTAACTTTAAAAGTATTGGTGTTGATTTTAGAAAGGGTGTGGGCGCACAGGGCGCAACAAAAACAGGAACTTATGTTGCAAGTAATACTGAAGTGACAGTAGATGGTTTCCCGACTTTTTTTACTACAATAACCATTTCAAATCATGGATATTCACTTGGAGATGTTTTAAAAATTGATTATACCAATGCTGATGGCCAACCCCTTATGAATGAAAATGGAACTTTTTTTGTTAAAGAAGTAGTTGATTCTAATAATTTTAAGGTTGATAATAAAGGACTTATTTTAACTGGTGTTCCAAATTCTGAAGGCACTTGTTCCGTTTTTTTACAAGCACAACAACCGCTTGACGGCATAAATCAGGTCGAAACCCCCGTCAATTCTGGAACATTAGGAACTGTAATAACAAAAGAAAATCCTGTAACTATACAAGTTCCACACGATGCTAATAATCTGATTGATCAAGTCAGAGTAACAATAAGTGCGGATCAATTTAGTAAAAAAAATGGAAAAGCTACTTTAGTAATATATAAAATTGAAATTGTAGATAATGATGGCACAGTTTTCCCAGTAATTGATAGCCAGTATCAACTTGGTGGTAAAGATGTAGAATTTAAGGCGTTATCAATAAAAGGAAAAACAAGTAAACCATTTTCAAGAGATCATATTATTTCATTGGCAAAGCCACAATTCACATCTTATACATTTCCAGTTTCAATAAAAATTAGTCGTATAACAGATGATAAGGGCGCTCTTTTCCCTGATAAAATCAAGTTTTCAGGGTTATCTACAATTATTTTAGATAATAATGCTTATGAGGGAATAGCTCATTTAGCTCTTAGGTTTGATTCACAGCAGTTTCCAAGTCTACCAAAAAGGTCATTTTTGCTAAGAGGAAAAAAGATAGCCATACCAAGCAATTCGACTGTAGATTCAAAGACAGGAGGATTAACTTTTAGTGGTACTTTTGATGGAACTTTAAAAACTGTTAAAGAATGGTGTGCTTGCCCTGCTTTTGTTTTATATGACATTTTGACGTCTGAACTTTCTGATTTTATAGATTCAACACAGCTTGATGTTTATTCGTTTTATAACGCTTCTGTTTATTGTAATGAGCTTGTTGAAAATTTAGTCACAGAGGGAGAAAAAGAGCCAAGGTTTAGTTTTAATAGTGTTATTAGTGATCAACAATCTGCCTTTGATGTAATTAATAATATTTGTTCAAATTTTAGAGCGGTTCCTTTTTTTAGCGAAGGATTAATAAAAATTAATCAAGACAGACCACAAACTACACCCGACTATATTTTTAACAGAAGTAATGTTACAGATGAAGGTTTTTCATATTCTGGAACTGATGTTAGAGATAGAGCAAATAAGGTTTCAGTAAGTTTTTTTGATAAGACTTTACAAAAAAATCAATATGTCACAGTAGATTTAGCTGATTTGTTTTCAGCTTCTTCTTTTACAAATGATACAAATGCAAAATTGGCTTTAGGAGTCATACATAAAAAAATTGATGCTTTTGGCTGCACTTCTTTTGGTCAGGCAAAAAGACTTGCAAGATTTACTTTATTTGAGGATCAAAGGAGTACAGAATTTATAAATTTTGAAACAACCATAACTGAAGGTGTTTTGCTACAACCAAATCAAATTATTGGTGTAAACGATCCAATGAAAGCCGGCGTGAGAAGGGGAGGAAGGATTGTTTCTGCTACTACTTCAACAATAGTTGTTGATGACACAGAATTTACTGATATACCCACCACAAATACCCCTACAATTAGTGTTATTTTGCCTGATGGAACATTAGAGAGTGGAACAATATCAGGCGTATCAGGGGCGACTATAAGTGTAAATAATATTACTAGAGCAGATGGAACAACTGGGCAATCTACATTTACATCAGCACCACAGTCAAATAGTGTTTTTGTTGTTGAAAATACAAGTGTAGCTCTTGCTCTTTATCGTGTTTTAACAGTAAAAGAAAATACAAATACTAAAACTTATGCAGTTAACGCTATTACTTATCATTCAGATAAGTATGATTTCATAGAAACTTTTGAAACTGATCTTTCATTACAGACAGCCCAGACAACAGTTTTAAATCAAATTATTGATCCGCCACAAGATTTATCTATTCAAGAACAAATTTATGCAGAAAATGGTCAACTTAAAAGTAAAATTACTATTTCGTGGCAGCCTGTTTTAGGTGCGGCTAATTATAAAGTTGTTGTTTTTCCGCCAGAAGAAGATTCTTTTGAAATAACTACTCAATCAACATCAGTTGATATATTAAATGCACAGCTTGGTGAATATGATATTGACGTATTTTCCTTAAATGGTGCGGCAGTTCCATCAGGTTCACCAATAGAGATAGAAAATTTTGAAGTTGTTGGAAAAATTACACCGCCAGATGATTTAACTGGCCTTACTGTTGAACCTGTAGATAAAAACTTTGTAAAATTACATTGGAACAAATCAGAAGATATTTCAATGATTAACGGGGGAAGTATTTATATAAAACATACAAATCTTACAACTGGGGGTAGTTTTCAAAATTCAAGTCCTATAATTGACGCTGTTAGTGGCACATCAACTGAGGCAGTAGTTCCAAAACTTGCTGGTACTTATGTTATAAGAGCAAAAGATGGCAATGGTACTTTTTCTGAAAATGCTCAAACAGTTCAATTTACTTTAGATGATTCAGAAGCAGATGATGAAGATGCAATCACAAACATAAATGAAGATGGAGCCAGTTTTGGTGGAACAAAAACAGGTTGTGAAATCTCACCAGATGGAAATGGTTTAGAAATGATATTAGCTGGTGATGGATTATTTGATGATGAAACTGATTTCGATACATTAACACCAAATTTAGATCAGATTGGTGACACTATTTCAACTACTGCAACCTATGAATTTACAACTGTTGGTGATCTTGGTGCGAATAATAAAATGCCTACACATTTTATAAAAAACATTGCAGCAACTACTTTTTTAAAAAATACAGAAATAGATACAAGAAATAATATTGATACATTTTCTGATATTGATGGTACAAAGGTAGACGAACCAAAAGTTGATTTATTTGTTGCTACCACTGAAGATGACCCTAGTTCTGGAAGTCCTACGTTTACTGCATTTGAAAAGTTTAGTAATGCTACTTTTAAAGGAAGAGGGTATAAATTTAAAGCTGTATTTACTTCAACGAAACCAGATGAAAATATTAAGGTAACAACATTAAGAGCTACAGGATCACTTGCACCTAGAACAGAAACACAGAGAGATGCAACTATAACTGAAATTGTAGGAGGAGCAAGTGTAACGCCTGATTCTGAAGGTTATATTGCAAGCGGTTCAACTGGTGTAAATGTAGTATTTTCTAAGCGTTTTAAATCACCACCTACAGTAAATATTTTTCCAAGAGCTAGTTCAAGAGCAAATACAATTTATTATCAACCAGTATCAGTTTCAGAAACGGGTTTTACAATTAGATTTATAGACAGTAGTGATTCAGTTACATCTGTGCTTTTTACATTTACTGCAACAGGTTTTGGAAAAGGTGATACATCATAGGCATATTTTCTTTTTTACTGTAAACTTAAAATATCTAATAAAACTTGATGGCTAGAGTTGATACTACAGGAGGAAACGGCTACATAGTAGATAACAATGTAGGGAGTGTGTTCCGTACGAAGATAAATTCTGCTTTTGCTGCAATAAATTCTTTAAATTCTGGTTCTGGCGATCCATCAATAACAACAGCATATCAACCGCATATTGATACATCTGATTTAGCTTTAAAAATCAGAAACGGCTCAAATAATGCCTTTATACAACTTGGGGTAATAGATACAAATTTTGGTATAAATAAACCAGCTTTCGCTGTTAGACCAAGTGGAGCGCAAGCAATAGCAAATACGACTTTTACCATTGTTAATAACAATACAGAAATTTTAGATACAAACAGCGCATACAATACTTCAACTTATAAATTTACAGTACCAACAGCCAAGGCTGGAAAGTATGTAATAGGTGGTCAGGTGTGCATTGATGATTTGCAAGATGGTGATGCGATACAAATGTCTTTTTATGTAAATGATGCACAGCTAACGGCATATGGGAAGGTTTCAAGGGCTTATTGTTCTGCTGCTGATGTATTTACATCAGTTCATGCACAACTTATACTTGATTTATCAGTTGGAGATACTGTGGCACAATACGTTGAACACAATGAAGGCAACAACCAAAATACAGTTACGGCTGAAACTTGGTTTTATGGTTATAGGTTAACAGTAAGCTAAATGGCACAACACGATGGAACTATAGATAATGGAACGGGAAATGCTGTAAGAACAGACATTAATAATGCTCTTGCTGCAATAAATTCTAATAATTCTGGTGCATCAGATCCTAGTACAACATTTGCCTATCAATTTTATGCAGATACAGGAGATAACACATTTAAGATTAGAAATGCAGCAAATGATGGGTATATAAATATATCAATTACAGGTGGATTAGGTACAGAAAACTTTGGACTAGCACCATTATCAGGTGCAACTTTTACAGGTGATGTAACTTTTACAAGTAATGCAATACTTGATAATCAAGCTGACATTAGGTTTGAAGAAGCGACAGCAAATGGTTCTAATTACATTGCACTGCAAGCACCAGCAGCGATAGCATCAAATGTAACTCTTACGCTACCAGCAGTCGCACCTACGGCAGGGCAAGCCTTATTAGCTGATTCTTCCACTCCAACCACTTTAACTTGGGGTTCTGCTGCTGGAGTTGGTGGTGCAACAGGTGTAGATTTTAATGATGATGTAGCAATTAGATTTGGTACTGGAAATGATATTTCGTTAGATTTTGATTCTGCTACTAATGCTTTTGATTTGGTTTGTAGTAATGGTGCTAGTATTTTACTTGATTCTGATGATGATATAACTTTAAGATGTGACGATAATATTATATTTCAAACCGATGGTACAACAACACAGGCTTTCTTTAGCAGTGCTGGATTAGAACTTGTTGATAATAATACAGGTCAAGGTGCAGATGGAACAACAACAAATGTTATAAAATTTCATGATACTGATACAACTGGTGCTACAGATCAAGTTATAGGAAGAATAGATTTTGAGGGTTCTGATTCTACTTCTGGGTCTGCTGGTGTTGTTGCAAGAATACAAGGTCAGGGTCAAACATCATTAGGTGGCGGAGAAATAATGATGAGATGTGCAAATACATCCAGCACAACTCTTGTTGATTCTTTACTTGTAAGAGATGACTCAGTAGTTGCATTTCAAAACTTTGTACTTGCTAGTGATAGTGAACTCCAAGGAATTGGAGTCGGTACTGCCGTTGCTGTATTAAGAGAAGTACAACCTCATGATACTGATTCTGGTACTTTTTCAAGTGGGTCGGATCAAGTAAGAGGTTTAAACACAGTACAACATAATGGAGAAAGTTTTTGTACTTTAGATACAGGTACTGGAGAATTTGAATTACCAGCAGGAACATATTTAATATACTTTCAAGCTGTGGCTTTTGATGTTGGTAGACATAGAGCAAAAATTGTTACTGATGGTGGTACTGACAAACTTTTTGGAGATAATGTTATAAGTAACACAGCATACCCAAACCAGCAGAGTTCTGGAGGTTTTGGTGTGGTAACTAATGCTTCAACAGAGGGTTATTTTCTTAAACACAGAGGTACAACAACAAGATCAACTAATGGTTTTGGACGATTTATGGATTTTGCGTCAGAAGAAGAATTTTATTCCCAAGTTATAATCTGGAGGATGACATCATGACAATTAACGCAGACGTTGACATTCATTTAGCTATTGAACAGCTTGGCTTAAATAATAATCAGTATGTTATTAATAGGACTACTCATAGTATTGCAAAATGGTACGATGACGGCAGAAATCCAGATGCACAGCCAACTGATGAGCAGATAAACGCAGCTTGGGAGGCTTGGAAAACTGCTAATGGTTCTTTAGCTATGGTCGAACTACGCTTTGAAAGAAATATTAAATTAAAAGAAACTGACTGGATGGCATCACCTGATAGAACAATGACTGATGCACAAAAAACTTACAGGCAAGCATTAAGAGATTTACCAGCAAATCAAACACCGACAGATACTCATTTATCTAATATCACATGGCCTACTGAACCGACTTAATGCCACAATTATCATCTTTAGTTTTTATCCATCTGACAGAAAACGGAAAAACAGAGGAAGAAGCAAAAGCAATAATGTCTAATGTAAATAAAATTATGTTATTAGATAGCGGTAATGGTGCTGTAATAAAGACTTGGAATGTATCAGACGTAATAAGGCCAACTCAGATGCACATGGACAGTTATAAAGAATTAGCTGATAAATACGAAAAAAATAATCGGGTTATTAAAAACAGAAAGCAGCAATATAAAAAGATACAAGAACAGTTTTCAATGATGACCAAAGACATAGAAAAGTATGGGGTATTAGATAACAGGGGCGAATGGTTCAAGCATTGCAGCGAAGTTAAAAAAAATAATCCTAAATTTTAAATTTCTGCTATGTTATTAATAGAAGTAGGAATTGGCAGAAGTAAGACACTATTTATTTCTACTTCTAATAATTAAGTTATGGATATAATTTTACCTAATTTACCAGATACCTCAGATGTACTTGTACCACCTAAAACAATTTTTTATCCACCTGTAGTGGAAGAGCCTTTTTTAGATCCAATTCTTTTGCCGAGTCTGGAACAGGTAGAGTCGGGATTGCAGGTAGATCAGGGAGGTAGCTCTTCAACAGAAAAGGAACCAAAAGAGGAAGTGAAAGGTATAAACCCAGAACAGATACCAAAGAACCTGCCACAAAACTTAGAAAATACTTCATCTGAAACTGTAGCTACATTTAATATACCATTTATTAATTATGAATTTCCTGTACCCTCCCCAGAGGTAATTGCAAGTTCTGTTATCGCTAGTGGAGTATCAGCAACAGCAGCAGTTACAGGATCAATAATTTTACAAAGTATCATTAATCAATTAAAGAAAATAATGACAAAAATATTTAAAAAAGTTCTTAAAAAAGAAGTCGCAAATGTTAAGGAAAAGATGGATAATAAAAAAGGTAGCTAGAGTTCACATTCCTGTACTATGTGGTGTCTAAACTAGCTACTTAAATTTTTCAGAGTTAGCTTTTACATAACTTCGTATATTAATTACATCGCTACAAATATATGCAAACTTAGAGTTAGGGTTAATCATATATCCCGATGCGTGAAGCTGACTACATTTCAAAACACGAACTAGTTGTTTATCATGCTCTTGCTTGTTTAGTTCTTCTTTGGCTTGCTCTAGTTTTATCTTGGATAATTCGTTACAAGTTTCATTATCCCCTAATGGAATCATAAAAGATAATTGAACACCCCAACCTTCGTTAATACTGTATGTTTCTCCTCCTTGTGCATCATTACCTGTATAAAAAGGGGTAACAGCCATTGTCGGTTGACTACAAACTAAAGTTCCAAACTGTTGTTTGCCTGTCATTCCATTATTAATATTCATGTTTTGATTGATGATACTAGAGTTGCCAACAGCATTGGGTTGAGCAGTTACATTAGTATCAGATTCAGCTTTGACTGAATTACTGACTAAACACAGACAAGCTAGTAATAACGCTTGTAGTCGTAATGTCATCTGTCTGTGTAATCTTTTCTATCATTTGGCTGGCTGCTTTTGTTGTTATTGATAATGACCAATCTGCAGTAGTATCTTCTACTGTAAAAACAGCGTCACCACCAGCAATACCAGCAGAAGCAGCAACGGAAATATTAGAACCTTCCCAACTTTCAACTGCAGCACCATATTTTTCAGTAACAATAGTGCGGTTAATTGTTTGTGTAGTATTTTCAGTTCTATTACTTGAACCAGTTGTCCAAGAAGGTACTGTATTCGCATAAATAGGGCTAGAAAAAAGTAAACCTATAAGTAATAGTTTTTTCATTTGATGCCAACTTTTGAGTTCTTATTATCTACTATAGTATCTTTTTTCTTTTTTATCGAAAAACCTAGTGATGCGGTTGATGCTGAAAAAATCGAAGCAATAAAAGTCGGGTCAAAATCTACAATTTTTTTGCCTGATGGAGGTTCATAGTATGAAAGGGATAAAAGTGTTGCTGACCACAAAAGTACGCAAACTTTTACAATGGTTTCAACTTTACTTGGTTCTTGATCTTCCATAAAAAAAAAGCTGCTTGTGGGTATCTTTAAGCATTTGACCACTGCTTAACAAACAGCCATGTGCCAAATGTAGCATTTCTTGTTATGTTTGGAAAGTAACACACACATTTAACATAATGTTAAAAATTTTAAGGCCTATTTTAACAACTTTTTTTACAACAACTGCTGTAAAAAGGTTGGTTGTTGATTTATTAAGAACTATTTGCAAACAAACTACTAATACTCTTGATGATAAGGCTGTAGATATTTTAGAAAAACAGTTGTTTCCAGATAAATGAACATAAAAAAATTTCTCAACATAGATATAGAGGAAGCACCAGCAGAGTTGCAACTATCTGTTGAAATGCGTTGTAGAGAAATCATGCAGAGTGAAGATTATGACAATATAAAAAGATACTGCACACATTTAGTAAGACACCAAATGCATCAAGATGTTTTTCTTGCTTCTATTCTTGGTAGGTTGGTAGAACTAGAAGCAGAAAATGTAGTAAAAAAAGTAAGAAATAAACCAAACCTTATAAAAAGATTCAAAAAAAGATTTTTTAAATAATTTTCATAAAAAAACCCGCATATGGCGGGCCTTATCTTAACAACTTTATTTTAATGGTAAAGTCTTTGTTTTTCAATAGTTTTTTTCATAGACCAATAACGAATTAAAGTTTTTAATTGATTTATACGTTTTTTTGCAGCAGTAATTTTTTCTTTTGTATTCATAATTAGCTTTCGTATTTTTTTATATAGGCTTGTTTTTCCTCTTCTGTAAAGTCTTTCATTTGCATTTTGTTAACTTTATCGACTTGATAATTATGTTTTAGAATTGCTGTTTTTATATGTTCAACAACCCAACGACCTTGCTCTGTTACAACTTGTGCTTTACCTCTTTCGTTTATAAAAACATAATGGTCATAACCTTTTAAAGTATCATCAAGCAACTGTTTTTCCATTTTTTGTAAACGTAATTCTTTAAGTTTGTCTAACTTAATTTTGAATTTGTTTTTGTTGTATTCACTCATTTGTTTCTCCTTTTAATTTTTTGTGTGAACCATCTTTAAAATCTTTTACAAAAACCTCTTTCATTTTTTGCCAACAAGCTTTTATTTTACTATTAGAAAAATTGTTGCCAGAGATTGTTTCGCATTCTTTTTCAGAAAATTCATAGTTAAGAAAAAAATCGTCCCAATCAATAAATATAGCTTTATTTGCAACAGCGCTTGCATATTCATCTACTGTATCTATATTTGTAAATTCAACGCAACGTAAAATGCTTACATACAAAATTTCTGTATTTTTTCCATATTGTATGGTTACACATTTAAACTTAGCACCATCAAAGCTACGAATAACTGTTTTACCCATTAAGTCTGGATAATCAATAGCAAGTTTTTTTCTTTTATTTGAAAAGTTAAATAAACTCATTTTAATGCTACCCCCTTACCAGTTAATCTTGTCATAAAAGCTGCAAAGCCTTCTGCAACCGCTTCTGTTTCTTTCTCTGTAAAGTGCAAAGGTAATCTAAGGTCAAATACATTGTCTAAAATAGATTTTGTATATTTACAAATATCTTCATACCTAATTGTATAAGGTAAAAATCGCCAATTCCAAAATAATCTTGCATTTGTATTATTTGTTCCACCTAAGTATGAAATAGGTATATTTGAGCTATTACAAAGATGCAAAAGGCTCATTTTACATTTTTCATCTAAATCAATTTGCATTTGAATAGAATCTCGCACAGGTCTATTCATAGCTGTATAACCAGCAAGAACACCCTCTGGAATTAAATTTTCTAACCTTGTTGGGTCAATTAAATATTGATCTGAAAGTGGAAAAGTAATTTGTTTAAATTCTTTCATCTTTTCTTTAAACAACATATAATTTTTATTTGTTTGAATAATTGTATTTTCAATCATCTGTAGTTGTGGTCTTGCAATAGCTGCACTTAAATTATTTAACCGACAGTTATAAACTGGTAATTGACATCTATATTTATTGCCACCACGACCTTCTATCATATGTAGTTTGTAATTGTTTTCATAAGCACCTGACATATGAATACATTGCCACATTAACTCTTCATTATTAGAAACTATAATGCCACCTTCCCCTGCATTAAGCATCTTATAAGATTGCATTGAATAAATACCAATATCTCCCCATGTACCAGCCATTTTTCCATTATGTTTTACGCCAAGTGCGTGTGCTGCATCTTCAATAAGCACTACTTGAAAAGCTTTACATAATTCAACTACTTTTGACATTTCTGGCATATGACCACGCATATGAGAAAGCAAAAGAAATCTTGGCCTTGTTCTAATAATTTTGTTTTTTAAATCAGATAAACTGATTACATATTGGTCATTACATTCAACAAGAATGGGATTTCCACCAGCTTGTATTACAGCACTTGGTACCGCAACAAAAGTAAATGCTGGTATTAGTACTTTGTCATCATGTTTAACACCACAAGCTTTTAGTGCTAAAAAAATACCGTTAGTTGCAGAAGAAACAGCCAAAGCATATTTGCAATTAACATACTCAGTAATTTCTTTTTCAAGATGTGTTACATCACTTGTCGTTTCTTTGTATTGATAACGAAAAAGTTTTTTTGTTTTTAGTGCTGCTTGTATAGCGTTATTTACTAGGTCAGTATTAAGTTCTGCACCCCAGTTGATTTTTTCTAATTCAGTCACAGTCGGAACATTTAAATTGTAAAGGTTGTTTTAAAACCATCGCTGATAAAACCAGCATGGCCATTTTTGTTGGTGGTTGCTCGTTACTAAATGGCATAATTTTTTGATTTGCCAGATGTAATCCTTCGTTGGAAACTATCAAAGAATGTTCTGCTGATAATTTTTCACCATGGCTTTTATCTAATTGAGAAAACAAAATGCCATCGCCATATTGCTTGTTATTACAAGTATGTGGTCTAAAGTCAAACCAATCGAGATCAAAGCACTCAAGACCAAGAGCAAGATGGTCTTGAAATACTTTTACATTATGTGGCAGTTTAGGATTAGATACTCTTTTAAGCACTTTTGTCATTGTTAAAAAGGCATTTCTTCTTTTTCTTCTTTAAGTACAGAGATTGACCCTGATACAAAAGATGAACCATTTTTAGACATTCTGTTCCAAGCACTTACTGGTATCTTGACAACTTTTTCACCAGCATAATTTTCTTCGCCTTCTTGTGCTGTAATCCACTCTGTAAGTGCCATGGCATCTGATAAAGTAAATTCAATATTGCCACCAAAGTCTGGTGACTTTTCTGACTTTTTATCATTATTGTCAAAGAGGACAAGACGTCCTGTAAAAAGGTTTTCGTAGGCCATAATTAAAAAGATTTAATAGGAATAATTGAATTTGTTTCTTCCCAAGCAAGAACTTGGGGTAAGGCATACCGAATGAGTGGTTTACCCAAAGCAGTAGCCTGTCGTGGCACGTTGTACCACTGTGGACCTTCTTCTTTACCTCGCCTAGTACTTGTTCTCCACTTCTTTATGGTTCTTTCTGTAATACCATATCTTTCAGCGAGGTCTTTGGTAGATAAGTAGGGTTGATCTTGTTCCATTACTTAAGCTTCATTTGTTTAGAAATAATTGCTCTGTCTAGTTCGATTTTTTGTTCTTGGGTTAGTTTACCTTGAGCAAATCTAGTGGCAATATTTTTTTTATGGTCTGTTAATTGATCTACAGAAGTAGCAATTTCTATAGCTTTTTTTGCAAGACCAAAAGTAACATCAGTATCTGGTTTGTTTGATACTTTTTCTTGTACTTGTTTTCGCAAAGTTTCTATAACCTCGCCTTTGTTTTCTGAAGGTTTTGGTTTATTTGTTTTCCAACTTTTGTCTTTACCGTTGTACAAAGATAAACCAAACTGGTTACCAAACTGCATAAAGGCTCTTTTTCGTGCATCGGTTTCTGCTTCTTTTACTGCTGATTCAAACTTTTCGCCAAGAGAACCAAAACGACCATGACCAGCCCCTGTACCTTCTTTAACCACATCACCAACAGTAATTCTTACTCTTGCAATATATGTGATACATTTTGGGTCTTCGGAAACAAGAAATGTCTCCAAAGTTTCTGATGCCCAGCCATCAAATCCAAAGATGCGATTGGCTTCGGCTATAACATGCCAGCCTTCAACATAAGCTAGTTGGAAGGTACCCTCTCGGTTTCCATCTCTCTCTTTAACGTTTTTTGCGAGTATTGGCTCTTTGAGCATCTCGTTTTGTTTTTCTGTAAAAGTCATTTTTTTAGTTTGTTTTGTAAGCCCAACTTGGTAGGCTGAGTGTTTGGATTTCTTCTGCATACCCATGCCAATAAGCATCTGTATGGCATTTAGAAATTTGTTTTAAGGCAGCTTGTCTAAGACGTTTGCCTTCGGCAAGTGCTTCTTCGTCTAACTCTGTAATGCTTATGGCATATGGATAGACTTTTTCAACTGCTATAAATACAAATCGCTTTGCACCAACTACTGATAAGTAATGAGCAGCTTGCAAATGGTAAAGGTAATTCGCTACTGACTTAATAAATTTGTCTGGGTGGCTGTTACCCTCGCCAGTTGTTTTTAGGTCGATAATAGTATCGCCATTTAGAAAGTCGCATCTTGCTTTACAAGTAAGACCAGTTTCTTTGTCCTCTTTCCAAAAGCTTTGTTCGGCAAGACCAACAGAAAGAAGTTTGTTTGCTATCGGGTGTGACCAAACAGCGTTGGCAACATTAGATGCAAGCTCGTATTCTTGGTTTGTAATAGGCTCTATGCCTTTGGCTGCCATTTCTTCTGCTTGCACTTTACCAGCTTTGGTTGATCTACTAAGGCAAACACCATAAGCTTTTTTTGCTCTGTCTGGTTCTAAAGTAAATGCGTGGCAAAGCTCGCCAGTTCTAAAAGCTTTTTTAAGTGCTGGTTCGTGTTCTAATTTTTTCTGTTCGTATTTGCTTTGGTAAAACACTTGCGGACAAGTGCTTGTAATAAGCTTCAGATCGCTGGCAGAATACGCTGGGTCTGCATGATATACCTCTGCTGGTATATACTCTGAGTCTGTATTAATCTTTGGCATTAAGTTTATCCTCTAGGTTTGCGATACGAAGTTCAAGCATGGTAATTGTTTCTGCTTGCTTAACGATAAAGTCTTTGATGATGTTAGTTTTTTCATCTAAGGCATTACAAGTAGCATCTGTATTTTCGCCTAGCTTTTGTACTATGTTTGTAAGTTCTATACAACCTCGTACAATTTCAAGCTTATTTACAGCTTGTGTTTTTTCTTGCTCTTTTAAAGTTTCAAGAATTTTTTGCATATCTCTTACCATTTAGTTACCTCTTGGCAAGCTAGTTCTACACCAGCACGACAATCTGCTTTGGTCATGTCTTGAAGTGATGAAGTAAGTGCAGTATATAAAATACCGCCTACTGCTAAGTAAAGTAGAAAGTGCTTCATGCGTTTGCCCTCTGTCTTAGTAAGAATGAAAGCTGCTTTCTGTACTTAGCAACATTTTTCTTAGCTGTACTTAAGTCTTGCCAGTTACCTGTCGCACAGCAGAAAGCGTAACTGTCTTGGGCTTCTTGGAACTTGACCTTTACTTGGTCTATCTCTTGCTGAAGTGTTAGCATTTGTTTGTGGGGGTTGTGGACTCTCGCCCTGATACTTCAATTATAGTCAAGCTTTTCCCCATTGGCTACCCCACCATGTTCGGTTTGTTTATTGGTGTAACATTTAGGGGTTATAAAATTTTCCATATAACTCTTTACCTTTTTGGTCTCTTGCTTTTAACGCCATCTCCAATGTAGGAAAAGACCCTACATAATGGCTCTTATTCTGTTGATGCATACAAACAACATATGGGTTAGTTGTCTGGTGGCTTTGATAAGTAATTGACTTATGGCCAGAGGTATTATTAGTACCTTTTAATCTGTTAGAACTATTTTGTTGTATAGTTGCTTTTCTAAGATTTGTAAAAGCATTATCACTTTTATTATGGTTTATATGGTCGACCTCATATGGCCATGGGTCTTTTTTAGTTACTAATAGCCAAGCAACCCTATGTGCTGCACAATCTTGTTTATTTATAGATAAATAAAGGTAACCAGTTTTTTTTAGATAACCAGCCTTTGTACCAGCTTTTACATTAGATTTATTGACTTTCCAAGTCAAAACACCAGTAATGATGTTGTAAGTGAGTAGTTCATTAACAACATCAAATGGTGGCAGTTTTTTTGCCCTACAGTACATCTAGTCAGTACCGTTAGATATTTTTAATAAAAGTTCTTTTTCTTTTATAGGGTCAAAGCAGATGTCTCTTTCAACTGGTAAGCCAAAAGGACCTCTTAGTTCTTTTATTTCTTTCATATCGAAAGAACCAAACTCTTGTTCGTGACCTTTTACCAAACCCCAAGCAATTTCTGTCTCTGGGTCGTATTCAGCAATAAACCAAGTCCAGTTGCTATCGGGTGTGAATAGCTTTACATAAAAGACCATTTCTTGTGATAGGTCATCATGTGCTGGTTGGCTGTAAAGCTTAGGAAGTTTTTTTAAGATTTCTTTTGTTAAGAGTTTCATTGTTTTTTGTAAAGTGATTTTAAGTAAGTTGTTTCTATAGTTTTGCGAAGCTGTAGGTAAAGTTCATTGGTCATGTTTTCTAACAAGTACCGATCATTTAACCTACTTATTGCTTCGTCAAATTCTTTCTTTGTCATTAGAAAGGTTGATGCCAATTAATGTATTGTGAAGTTGATATGTCTCCACTCTTACAGAGTGAATCTGTATAATCATTCCACATTGTTCTTTTAGCAGTAACATCTGTCCTACGGTAGATAGTATTTTTCCAAAGTTCGTTAAAACATCTAAGTGCTTCTGCTTTGGTCATGTAACGAGAGGTGGCCATTATATGACCCCTCTGTTCTTGTAAAGATGACCACCAAATGGGTCTAAGTGTTTGAAACAAAGCTGCAAACTTTCTTCATCTAATAGGTTGTATCTAGCACCTTTTGCTGGTTTGTTCCAGCCTGCTGGTTTATAGATGTCGCCAGTTTGTCTATCTATAAAAGCTTCAACACATTCGTGCTTATCGTGTTGAACACCATTTTCACTTGTAAATGGTTCTTCTGTTCTGATGACTTTAAAATACTTGCGACCTGTTTGATAAATGTAATGGGTTACCCATTGTGGGTGCATACCATTATCTTCGTGCCACTTCTTCATAGAAAGAAAAAGTTTGTTGCAATAAAGTTGAGTTTGTTTCTCAACTAATTGTTCTTGTGTAAGAAGTGTTAAAGAGCCCTTATTGGACTCTTTTTCTTTTTTATGTTCCTCTATAAGAGGAGTAATAAATTGATCAAACTCTTTTTGTTCTTCTGGAGTAAGAATCTTTGGTTTTTGTTGGCTCATTAGTTTTTTGAGGTTGGGAGCATCTCTGCCCTATGATTCAATACTATCATTCCCTAAAGTGTATGTACAGGGACAATGTTCGGAACATAAACCGAACACTAATGGTAGACAATGGGGAACAGTATGTTATAATGGTAGTAAGGGCAAGAGATTGTCCTTATTGAACCTCGACATTTTAATACTATGGAAAATGCTAAACGCATTAAACTTGCCATCTGCGTCTTTGGGCATGGCGGTTCATATCAAGTCTGGGCAACTGGCTCAGATAAGAATATTGTACTTGCAACCAAAGCAGCAAGAAAAGCAAAAAGGGATTACAAAATTAAAAAAGGTTTTGTAATGCCAGTGAATCTCTATGACATCACTGATACTGAACACTGGGCATACGATGGTTACACTATTGTTAACCCAGACAAAGTTGATAAAGAGTCAGAGAGCTACAAGAACGACATTTACAATGAGTTTAGAGGCGCAGAGCCAATTAAACGAATTGAAGTTTTAGAAGTGGTTCTTTAGAAAATACAAGCTGCTTTTAATCGGGCAGCTTTCTTACACCAGTTAAGGAACCGAACACTTAATGGTACATCTAGGGGAAACTTAGATTATAATTGAGATATAGGGAGAGATCCCACAACCCCCGAGGACTAAATGACTAACGAAGAAAAAATTAATTTTCTTACAGATGGTTACCAAGCTTGGATTAAAAACCAAGACTTACCAAACATGAGTGCAGATGAACTTCTTTACTCTGACCACCCTTTAACAGAACCACAAAGAAAGTGGTTAAGAGACTTTAACAACACTTGGGAAACTGAGATTGACTAACACTTAGGTTGACTAGGTACTATTGTTATCATTAAAGCGTAAGTAATCTTTCCTTAAAGAACCGCCTTACCGCCTTTCTAAAAAAACCGCCTTACCGCCTTTCTAAAAAAACCCTGTACAAAGGGTCTTTTTTTTGTTTATTGTGTATTATTAAGATAATCAGGGAGCCTGATGCCCGTTGCAACACGAGGGCTGAAAGCTGTTATGGCAGGGCGGTCTCGGCGAGGTTGACCGATCTATCCCCTGATTATTCATCTAGTTCAACGACAAGTATATCTGCACCCACCTCTTCGCCTTCTTCGCAGTACCTTTTCTTAGCAGTAAGAATTGTTACCAAAGAATCATCTACAAATGTTATTCCGCTAAGAGCATCTAAACTAGACCTTACGAGTTTATCTAGGTCATTTTTTCGAACAGTAACATTTCTAGGTGACCCTGTACGGAGACAGCCATTGGTGTAATAATGAGCCTTCGGCCTCTTAAAACGAAAAGTGGCTTCTACATAACAAGCACCCTTGATAGGTGGTTGTTTTATTTTACTAGCTTCCCTTTTAACCAATTCTCGCCATGGTTTTACTCTTTTACTTACTTCGATCATTCGACCCTTTCCAATATATTTTTTACTCCCTTGCGGTGCTGCTTCAAGACCATTTACAGAGAATTTAAAAGATGTCATTCAATCCACAAGGGTATCAATTTACCGCACTACCAACAAATCTTAGAGGTAAAATACAACCAAATCAACTAGCTGTATTATGGGTAATACAAAGCTATGCAAACAAAGATGATCAACAATGCTGGCCATCTTTGAAGACAATAGCTGATAATGCTTGTCTAAGTAAGAGAACCGCACAGAAAGTTGTTAACCAATTAGTGTCTCTTGGTCTATTAGAGAGAACACACCAAACTGGAAAAAATGGAGAACAAAATAGCAACTTGTATAAAGTAACTGTTTGGCATCTAGCTAATGTGCCAGAACCTAGTATTAATAGGCGTGGCAAATCCTGCACCCCTGCACCAGATGCTACGCCCCTATGGCAGGAAATGCCATGCCCCATAGCAGCAGATGCCACCAAACTAGATACAATTAAACTAGATACAAAAGAACTAAATAAAAAAAATACTAAAAAAGATTATTCTGATGACTTTTTAGAATTTTGGTTTATGTACTTAGACATTAAAAAAAGAGCTAGTGGCCAGAATAAACCAAAAGCATGGGAAGAATGGAAAAAAGCTATAAAGAAAACAACACCAGTAAATATAAAAATTTCTCTTATGGCTGCTGTAAAACAACAAAGAGCAACAGAACGAGATGG